ATCATCAACCCCCTGGACCGGAACAAAATCCGATGGCGCATCAAAGGCGACCGGCTGATCTGGCAGGGGGCGCTCTACCAGCAGGCAGCCAAAGCCCAGGGCAAAGACTTTTACATCATCGCCCTGGAGAACAGCGTGAACGGCATGGCCATCCACTTTGAAAGAAAGACGCTACTCAGCCACATGGATGAGATAGATTGGCACATCAGCCAGTTTAACCGCTGTGTGTTTATGAACGCGTGGGATGAGGGTTATTCCTTTTGGGCTGGCCGATCCAAGATATACAACTGGAACGATTTGTAAGATACAAGCTTTGCTGACTTTTTTATGAGAGTATTTGTAAGGGGAGGCCGGGAGGTTTCCTGGCCCCCATTTTTTCAACAACAACACAACAAAAATGAACGCTGTAAAAATATACATATCCACGGCGGAGGCCCTGGAACGGATTACCAAACAAGTGGCTCAGATTGCCACGTTTTACACCGCCAGCACTGCCTATGTCGAAATGACTAACAACGGAATATCTATTGAAGTAGCGCCAGATGAGGAGCTAGATGGACTGGAGCCTGATGTGAGCATCCGACTGGAGGTGGATATGATACCGCACGCGCTGAAAAACGCCAGTAAGATACTGGATAAGCTGTACCTGGATGACCTGCAACCTGACGCCGACCAAATGCCATGGGTAATCAAAACCGTCGAGGCCATGGATGTGGAGGTGGAGGATGGACCAGATTACTCCCAGAGGGCGCCTATTCTGTATGATGACGAACAGGCAAACCTGGACGCTACCGGACTTTAATTTTCGCTTTACCATAAACCAGAGGGCTGGGGAGTTACGGCTCAGCCCTCTTTTAAAAACCACAAAGATGGCAAATCAGAACGACAAATACCACCACTGTACAGATCAGGAGCTCCGGAGCCTGGAGTGGCAAATCGCCCGGATCATGGGTGCAAACACCGAATACAAAAAGGATTACCTCAGTGATGAGATTGAGGCCCTGAAATCCGCCCGAAAGATTAGCCCCCAGCAGCGGCAAAAGATCCGCGAGGCGATGGGCGAAAAATAGTGTGTTCTCGTTTCTCATTTGTACGTAGGGGCTGGCTCCGGCTGGCCCCATTTTAAACCAAAGGGCATGAACGTAAAAAACGCAATGATCCAACTCCACCAGCGGCCGGTGGCATACTATCCGATCTACCGACAGATCACTGGATCAACTACGGCCGGCATCCTGCTCAGTCAATTGATGTACTGGTTTTCAGCGGTACATGGGCGGGAGTTCTACAAAACCGATCAGGAGATAATTGAGGAGACTGGCCTCACTGACAATGAGCTAAGGAGCGCAAAGAACAAACTCCGCAAACTCCCCTTTATCACCATCAAAGCAAAAGGGGTGCCACCCAGGACCAGGTATCTGATTAATGCCGAAACCCTATTTCGTGAAATCCACGAAATTGAATTAGTGAAATCCACGAAATCAAATTCGTTAAATCCACTAGAACTAAATAGTGAAATTCACGAAAATATTACAGAGAATACACAGAGAATACAACAGAGAAAAGATAACACACAAAAAAAAGAAACTCGTAAAGACTTTGAAAAAGAAACCCACAGGCTTTTAGATGACTCGCCCGAAAACAGAATGAAAGTTTGGGCGGCCGTAAATGAGTGGATGAAAACAGACGACTTTAAAAACCAGTGGGATTTCCTTTGCATGGGTATCCCGGGCGCCGAAAACAAAGACCAGGAGGCGATCATGAGCAGCTGGGTGGCCCAGGCGGACTGGCACCTAGTGAAAAACTTGAAAATCCATAAAGCAAAAAATTGGATCAGAAATGAAAGATCAAGAGCAAAAAAGAATAATCCGGCTATACCACAGGCTAAAGGCCCTGGAAAACGATCCGTGGACGTACCCGGCAACCATGAGCGAATTGATGAGCTCGTGGAACAGTACCTATCAGGCCTGGAAAGTGGCGGAGCTGATGGCCCTACGGCCGGTTGATGTGAGTACTCCCAGGGATGGCGTGGTTTCTCTCAGCGTGGCCGACCGGGTGCGGCGGATCATCAACAGATCCCTAACGGATGTGAGCATCATCCTCAGCCCGAACATGGCGGCGGAGACTCGCACCAGCCTGATCACACACCTGGCCGGATCGATTGAGCGGATACACGCCAAAAAGATCAGCCTCACCGGCCTGCTCCATTGCCTGGATCTCCTGGTCAACGGACAGCCGCCCTTTGATGAGAAAACGGAGCTCTATGGCTTTGATGTGCGGGGGATCTCCCGGGCCATCCAGCGGTATGTGGTGGAGCAAAGGAAAAGAGTGGGCGCCTCTCAGCCTAGTGATGAAACTGCCATGAGCCTGGCCGAGCGATCCATGGCCTTGGCCCACTGCCTGAAAAACAATCCGGAGATGGACCGGAAGTTTAAAGAGCTCTTTGGTAAGATCCAGGAGCGAAACAAAAAAGCATTCAAGGCGACCAGCGAGAATGGCCACCGCCAGTACAGCACGCTGATGGATTATCTCCAGGCTCATCACCGCCTCAATTTAGATCAGATAGATGAGGTGCTGGAGGCGCTGGGGGATACCTGGGAGGAGGAGATCGGCGTGGATCAAAATGAGTACATGCGACAGAGGGCCATGGGCGCTCTAATGGAAGTCAATGCCTTTGGCCATTGCGAGTGGCTGGAGGATATTTTGCAGAAACAAAAAGTGTAATCATGGCAAAGAAACGCAAAGGATTAACCGGCCAGCAAGTGGCCATGTTTGATCAGCCGAAACCGGATCAGGCGTTGATTAATCACCAGATCAAAAATGGATTTTACTCAACCGCTTATGACATCATGAAAGCAACTGGGGCCAAGACATCGGCGGCTATCTTTTACATCCTGGTGCGGGTGATGAGAAACTGGGATGAGGTAGATCCGGCATACACTCAGGCGTGGGGCAAAGCAAAGTACATTGATGCGAGGATACACGGGCTCTCGTTTACCTTGGAGGATGACGGGGATCTGTTCTACCTCAATGGTGTTGAAATTTGCGCATGGTCGCTCACTGATAATGCAGATGCTAAGATGGCCAGCAAAGTAAAGGCGGCCATGCTGAAACACCTGGATGACCGATCCGCCCAGTATGAAAAACTATTTGAGGAGTACAACAAACTGCCATTCTGATGCTGATAAACATCCTGATTGTTTTAGGCATCTGCCTGCTAATCTCAAAATGGAAAGATGAACCTTAAAGAACTGATACAAAAGAACGCCGGCCAGCTCCAGGCGGAGCAATACGACAAAGAGACCCTCCTTAAAGAGCTGGCGCCGCCATCCACCAAAAGCATTGAAGAAAAGCGATGGTACGCCAATCCGGAGCGGTACAGATCCCCTAGTGATTGTCCAAAACACAAACACAGAAAATGAAGCCTCGCCAATACCTGTACCTCCTCCAGGTGGAGGGCAAAAGCTGGTATAAGATTGGGATCACCAATGATCTGGAGGCCCGGATCAAAGACATCAACAAAAGCCTAAAGAAAAGGAAAGTGGTTTTACAGATCAAAATCAAGACATACTCCGCCAGCCGCAAAGAACGATTTTTGCATGATTTGTTTGCCTGCTCCAGGTTCACCTGGAGGGGGTCTGGTAAGACAGAGTATTTCTCCCTCAACTGGCTGGAGGTGATTTTTTTGATGGGGTGGTTTTGGTGGTTCGCATGGCGGGGCTGGATCGGCATGGCGCTGGCGCTGGGGATGATCGGATTTCTGTATATCAAAACACAGGGGTAATGGAACGCATGACAGCAGAACAGGCCAGAAAGCTACTAGGCAAAGCAAAGCCAAAAAAGAAACCGGCTAAGACAAGGCAGAAAACCAGCGCCGCCAAATACAGCGGCCAGGCTCCGGATGAGTATGAGAAGCTGATTACTATCACGGTGAATGGTGTGGATCATGCGATCCCGGAAAGCAATCAGCAATTAATTGAGTATTACGAAAACAAAAAGGGCAAATGATACAATCCACACTAACCCATACAGAAATCCAGCTGGCCCACTACGTGGGAATGAGGAGAGCCGCCTCCTCCCTGGTCAAAGGGTCCAGCCATGCGGCAAACATCACCAGCGGCCGCCCGGAGTACTACTACCAAATGATGGGCGCCATGGCGGAGATGGCCGCCGCTAAAGCCCTGGGGTGTTACTGGCCCGGGAGCTGGGATACTTACACCAGGGATGGGGATATAACCACCCGCAACGGCGAAAAACTAGAGGTCCGCTACCGGTCAAAAGCTCATTATGATCTCCTACTCAAAGAGGATGACTGCCCGGAGCGGATCTATATCCTGGTAACTGGCGCGGCGCCCACCTTTACCCTCCGGGGATGGATACGCGGCCGGGACGGGATGATCCAGGAGTACTGGCGCAAGGTCACTGACCGGCCGGCCAGTTATTTTGTGCCTCAGTCGGCGCTGAGGGGATTTGGAAAACTTGAAAACATTGCCGCATGAAATATTTGATACCAGACCAGGATCTCCAACGAGCAGTACTGCCAGGAGCAGGGCCTGGAGATCGTGGCTGTATTTCAGGATGACGGGTACAGCGCCAAGGACTTTAACCGCCCGGGGTGGAAACAGGCCCAGGCTTTCATCCGGGCCAACCGCTCCCATCTTTATGCGGTGGTGGTGGCCAAGTACGACAGGCTGATCCGCAACGCTTCCGAGGGGCTGGCATGGCTGGAAAAGGTAGAAACGCGCTGGGGGATCAGGGTACTGGCTTCTATGCAGGCCATCGGTATCGATCCGTATGATCCGGAGTTTTTCCGCACCCGGGCTAACATGTTTGTACAGGCACAATACGAGTGGTACAAAATCCAGGACCGCACAAAGAGCGGCATCTATTACGCCAGGCTCCAGGGTAGGCTGGCCAACCGGGCGCCATGGCCCTACAAAAACGCCAGGGATCAACATGGCCGGCCTATCATTGTGCTGAACGACCTGGAGGGCGCCGCCATTGTCGAACAGGTCGCCCGGGATTTTGCAGAGGGGATGCCCATGCAACAGATCACCGCCCGGGCCAGATCGGCCGGATGGCCCAGGACCGGCAAATCAGCCATGACCAGGCTCATCACTAATCCAGTACACGCCGGCCTGATCGCAGTACCTGGATACCGTGGGAAAGCCCCTCAGATCATTAAGGGCCTGCACTCGCCCTGTTATCCAGAAAGCCTGTTCTGGGAAAACCAAATCAGGATGGGGGATGGCCCGGATGGGCGATATGTAGAAAACATTCATTTGCCTTTGCGTGGGTTTTTGCAGTGCGCCAAATGCGGCCACACCCTCACCGGCGGCCGGTCCCGCTCCAAAACTGGGCGGTACTACTGGTATTACAATTGCCAGCGATGCCGCAAAGCAAATTACTCAGCCCCAAAGGTACATAACCGGATCACCGCCACGCTGGATGAGATGAGCCTGCCGGATCACTATCTGGATGAGCTGGAGAAAATGATCGCCCGGAAAATTGATCAACACCTCAAAGACTCCCAGGCCAAAGCCAGGCGGATGAGCCAGACCCTGGAAGGGCAAAATGTAAAACTGGATGCCCTGGAGGAAAAGTACATCATGGGCCAGATCGATGAGGCCATCTTTGCGAAGTGGCAAAAGCGATACCAGGGCGATATTATGACCGCAAAAGCAGAGCTGGAAAGCTTACAGGGCGATCACTCAGCTATCTGGAGGGCTTTTCTTTTGAACCTGGATAAACTGGCCAGCCTTGGGAAAATCTTTGACTCTGCCAGCCCTGTGCAAAAGCAGCAATTGGCCCGGGCGATGTTCGGAAAACTTCAAACCGACAAAGAAAAGCTTTATACTGACTTGAACTCTGTAACCTTATTACATAACCAACAGAAATACAAATACTTAGAGATCAAAAAAGAGGGGGAAAACGACGATCAAACGCCATCATCCCCCGTTAGTACCCGGAGCGGGGCTTTGTTTGAACTCCCCAAAGTAGGTCATTTGGTTTCTGTGATTAATGAAATTGCAGCATGAGAAACATCATAGCATTCTCCGGAGGCAAAGACTCCACCGCTCTGGCCATTTGGGCAAAAAACAACCTGGATGATTTTGAGATCATATTTTGTGACACAGGATGGGAGCACGCCGTTACCTATCAATTTTTACAGGACTTCTCCAAATCCCTGGCGCATCCCATTAAAGTGATCAGGAGCGAGAAGTATTTTTCTGATCCGCTAATCTTTGATGCACTGGATGATCGTATCAATTTCGATCAGGAGTTGACCAAAGAGGGATTTTGGAGTTTGACGCTACACAAAAAGAGAGTAGCCTCCTCGCGGGCCAGGTTCTGCACCGAGAAATTAAAAGTGGAGCCTATGATTGATTACATCCTGGATCATACCGATGGGGATGTAATAATATACCAGGGGTTGAGGCGCCAGGAAAGTTACAACCGTAGCTTTCTCAGCCAGGAGGATGATTTCTTTGCCAATTATTTTGAGCCTTACTCATTCCGCAAAGACGGCACGCCTCGCTATCACACCTACCGGAAATCGGATGTAGTGGCCAGGACAGACAAAGCAGAAATCCGGGCCTCCCGGCCGCTACTCAAATGGGATCATGGCCAGGTTTTTGACTACATTAAACACAATCAGTATCAATACAATCCGCTGTATGATCTGGGGGTTCATCGTGTAGGGTGCTACCCTTGCGTAATGGTTAATCAACAGGAGTTTTGGGCGCTAATTGAGGCTGACCCATCTGTAGTGGACAGAATTAGGAGCCTGGAAGAGGCAACCAAATCATCATTTTTCCGGCCGGATTATATTCCACAGCGTTATCACAATCGGGAAACCATCAACAAGTCAGGGGATCTGGTAACATACTCCTCTGTTGACGCGGTGGTTCGGTACCTCAAAGATAAACACGCTACTGGTGATATGTTTGCAATGGCTGGATTAGTTTGTAAAAACATATATGTGCCTTGCGAGTAACAATAAAAGACTACATTAAAACGCTCAGATCGAAAATGGAGGCAATATTTTAGGCAGATAGCATACATCCAAAATACGCCACACATCCCGGGCATGTTGAAACATGTGCCGGGATTTTGTATTTTTGCTACATGGGATTGAAAGAAACCAACAGAAACACTAGGCAAACCATCTTTTGGCTGATGGCCATCTTTGTGATCAATGCCAGGTACATCTGCGATGCGTGCCTGGATAGCCTGGGAAATAATATGAGCCAATGAGAATTTACCTTACTGAGATCCGGGCGATTGATCCAATGGATGGCCAGCTCAAAATTTGGGCGGGGCCAGAGGTGCCCGGGACGGATCAGGAGGATGCTCAGCGGTTTTGTGATCAAAATGGTTTAGGATACTGTGTAGTGGTTGGGGAGAAAAAAGAGGAGATCCATGTGGTGGAGATCCTTTGGGAGTTTGATTTTTGTTTGAATTAAATACAGCCCTATGGGAAAGGCAAAGAAAAAAAGAGGCCGGCCAAAAGCAAAGCCGATCCTCCCACCCGGGTGGGATGCGGAAGTGATTGATATGTACAGCCAGGGCGCCTCGGATGTAGAGGTGAAAGCCTACATCTATGATCTGAGGGGCAGCTTTTCAAACGATCTCTGGGATCGATGGCTGGCGGAGGAGCCAATTTTTTCGGAAACCATAAAAAGGGGCCGGATGCTTTCCCGGGCATGGTGGGAGCGCCAGGGCAGAACCAACCTGGAGACAAAAGATTTTTCCGCTACGCTCTGGTATATGAATATGAAAAACCGTTTTGGGTGGAGCGATAAAACAGAAATCGACCATACCACCCAGGGCCAGCCCATTAAAGCAGTGATCAATTTCTACAATCCAGAGGAGGAGGATGATCAATGAGATTGACGTACATTACAAGTACCAGCGCCTTTTCCAGCCGGAAAAACTCCCGCGATACATCATCATGACCGGCGGCCGGGGATCGGCCAAATCATTTACCGCCTCTCTGTTTCTCGCCTGGGCGATTGCCAAGTACAAAAG